AAAACCGGTGAAGTCATCATGGAAACTGGTGGCACCCCTGAGGAAGCTGTTGGCAACGCTGTGAACAGCTTGATCAGCGGAACCAATCAGGTCGGACAGATCATCCGTGACCAGTGGGGTAACGAAGTCAAGGGCATTGGTGGTATCCTCGGCCAGATCGCCGGGAGCTTGATGGGCGGAGGTGCTGGTGGTGGCGCTGGTGGCATCCTTGGAAGTCTGCTCAACATCGGCATGTCGGCACTTGGCGGCGGCGCGGGTCCTCTTGCTTCTCTGGCAGGTAGCGCGGCTCAGACGATCGCAGCAAATCCGGGCATCTTCAAGGAAGGTGGTTTTCCGGGATCGCCGGTGGCGCGGGCTTCGGTCCACCCGTCGGCATTCACCAACGCCCCGCATTATGCGGAAGGCACGCCGAACACCAGCGGCGGTCACCCGGCTATTCTGCACGACAATGAAGCGGTGATCCCTCTCAGCCGTGGCCGCAAGGTTGCTGTTGAGATGAACGGGGGAAGCCGTGGGCAGACGATCAACAACAACTTCATGATCAACAGCCCAGATGCGAACTCGTTCCGTAAGAGCGAAACTCAGATCGCGACCAAGATGCACATGCAAGCCGGCCGCGCCTACCGCCGCAACCACGGCTAATTTTCCCTTGACAGTCACCGCTATTTTGAATAGACGGTGACTGTCAGAAGGACCCTCTATGGAAATTGCAAACTTTCACGATGTCCGATTCCCGGAGGACATCAGCTACGGCTCGTCCGGCGGACCGGGATTCAATACCAGCGTCATCGATCTGGCATCCGGACACGAACAACGGAACATCAACTGGTCCTTGGCCCGCGCCAAGTATGACGCCTCTTACGGCGTCAAGACCCGCGAGCAGATGGAGGAAGTGCTTGACTTCTTCTATGCGCGCCGGGGTAAGGCTTATGGCTTCCGGTTCAAAGACTGGATGGATTTCGTTCTTGATCGTCAGGCGATCGGGGTAGCCGGCGGCACAAACACGCTCCAAGTTATCAAGCGTTACGAGCCACTAACCAGTTATTTTTACGATCGCCCGATCATGAAGATCGTTCCGGGGACGGTGCAGGTGTGGGCAAATGGCGTCGAACTCTCACCGCTGCTGGTTAACACTGGAACCGGTCTCGTCAACACGACCACTTACGCTGGTCAGACATTCGAAGTTGCCTGTGAGTTCGATGTCCCGGTTCGTTTCGACACCGACGAAATCAACATCACCCACGACGACTGGGAATTGATGTCGTGGCCTTCCATCCCCCTCATCGAACTGCGTCCGCGATAAGCCATGAAATCCATCAGCATTGAACTTTCAAACCATCTGGATGGCGAGGTCACCACCTTGGCATCATGCTGGCGCGTGGTTCGACGCGACGGCCGTGAGTTCTACTTCACTGACCATGACCAAGACATCGTGTTCGAGGGTAACACCTACGAAGCGGAATCGAGCTACGACCGAACGGCGGTAGCAAACGGTTCGGACATGAGCGTCGATAACATGGACGTTGCCGGTATTCTCGATTCCGAGAAGATTAGCGAAGAGGACATGCGCAACGGTCTCTTCAACCGGGCTGATGTCTACGTCTTCATCGTCAACTGGCAACACCCGGAATATGGCCCACTCAAGGTCCGTCGGGGATGGTTTGGCGAAGTGACGATCACCGATACCGGGATGTTCACTACCGAAATTCGTGGTCTGGCACAGGCTCTGTCGCACAACTTCATCGAAGTCTATGCGGCCGAATGCCGGGCCGACTTCTGCGATTTCAGATGCAAGCTCAACATCGAAGATTACGAAATCCCGACGACCGTCTTGGTTGCCTTTCAGCGGGACTCCTTCGTTCTCCCGGTCAATTTTGTGCCGCCTTCGCAAGGACTAGCGCCGGGCACTGTTCGTTTCGTCGATGGACCGAATGCCGGACGAACAGTTGAGATCACAGGATACAACACTGACACCCGCACCGTCGAACTGTTCGAAAGCGTGGCTTACGAAATCACGACCGGGACAGCGATCGTGGTTGCTCCCGGTTGCGACGGATCGCTTGAGCGGTGCAAGCTCTACAACAATGTCATCAACCGCCGCGCCGAGGATTACGTCCCCGGCAACGACGAACTCATGAAGTATCCCGATGCCAAACAGTGACGATTTTATCGCAGCAGCCCGTTCCTACATGGGGGTAAAATGGCGACATCAGGGACGAAATCGATTGGGAGTAGATTGTGTCGGTCTGGTCCTTTGCAGTCTGGCTGATCTGGGAATCCCAGCACCGGACATGCAGGGATACCGGAGAACACCTGATCCGATCTTCGTCGAGCATATCCGAAACAATTCATTACCAGCCGAAAGCACAGCGCCCGGAACTCTCGGTATCTTCCGAGATGGAACCCAGCCGTGTCACGTTGGTATCTTCGCAACCATGCACGGTCAAACTTCGCTGATCCACGCTTATGCTGGAACCGGGATCGTCATGGAAGAAGTCTTCATCCACGACTGGCCGAACAAGCTGGTTGAGGTCCGTGCATTCAAAGGACTTGAATACATCTAATGGGACAACTCGCGACCACCATTGCTGGCGGCGTCATCGGCTTTGCAATCGGCGGGCCCTTCGGGGCTCAGGTCGGGATGATGCTTGGCGGCATGATCGGTGCCACTTTGTTTGGTCCGACGGTCCATGGCCCGCGCCTCAACGACCTCAAGGTCACAGCCTCAACATATGGGGTCGCGATACCTGAAATCTACGGGACCGTCCGGGTGGGTGGAAACCTCATCTGGACCAGCGGCATCCGCGAAACCAAGAAGTCTTCGCGCCCCGGTAAGGGCGGACCGAAGCAGACAACCTATTCCTACGATGCCACTTTCGCCATGGGCTTGTGTAAAGGGGAAGTGGGAGAGATTTTGCGTATCTGGGCTGACAGCAAGATCATCTACGACAAAACCGGAGGGACGACCAGAACGCCGGCACCGAGCGGCGGTAGTGTCTTCCAGACCTTGTTCGTGGAAATCCTCAACGCAAAGAAAAAGAAGAAGCGGATCAACCTTCGTCTCTACCGTGGCGACGAAAACCAACTTCCCGATTCTCTCATCGAAGCAGACAAGGGCGTGGGCAACGTTTCGGCTCACCGTGGGTTGGCTTATGTCGTGTTCGAACGACTGGAGTTGGAGAACTTCGGTAATCGCATTCCTCAGATGACCTTCGAGGTTACCAAGGCGAGAACGCGTGGGTTGTCTGCCCTTCCCGTGCGTGATCGCAGCGGCGTCGTCGAGGACACTGCAAACCGCGATTGGCTCCCAGACTTTGCGTCCGGGCGTTTGCTCAGCTTCGACAGAAGCGGGGGTGGCACCAAGCTCTACAACACAGCGGACAACACCTTGATTGCAGAAGACGAGTCGATGGACTTCGATCTGAGCGACAAGTCCTACAGTCTGGTTGATGGTCAAAACGGATTGCTGGTTGCCAACTTCCCCAGCGGGGTAGGTTTCTCCTATTACAACACTGCGATTCTGACAAAGATCAAGGAATACAATTCCTCCACCGGAACTTCCAACATTTGGGACCCGGAGGAGCAGGATATAACACTGGCAACGAATGGCAAGATCGGACACGGCCGATTTGTGTCAGGAACGTCAGGCGGCCTGCACGTCGTCCATACCGACACGACCGGCAAGACTTTCTTGATGGACAGCGAAGGCCGTCTGCTCAACGAGGTCGATGCTCCGTTCCAGCCAGACGTATTCCTCGAAGGACGACGTGACGCGCCCAACTCGCAGATCATCGGTTGGCGGTTTGCCAACGATCGCCTCGAAATGTTCGAGGTCAAGATCGGATCATCCGCGAACTATACCACCATATCTGATGGCGCGACCACGACGTGGGTTCCTCAAGAAGACTTTGAGTTGAAAACCATCAACCTCAAACCATACCCCGATGAGAAATTCCAGCCGCTGGTTCTGGTCTATGATCCAACCGATGATCACTTCTTCTGTCTGGGTGTCGATCCTGACAAATACAATGACATGGGTTCGTTCGGCAACGGCGGCGGCGTCATCGTGTTCAAATACTCGATGGCGACCGAGACCTACAAGTTTCTGGTTAGACACGCTGGCACGCCTGTCCCTCGTGGCCTGACGCAGAACATGCGCGCCTCTAGGGTCGCCGGTGGCACATTCGGATGGGTAGGTAAACCGGTTGTTGGGGCTCCCACAGTCAATCAAGTGAGTCTGCAAACCGGCGGCCTTGAAAATCTCTTTGAGGCACAGGACGATTTTGGCTCCGGCTTGACCGGCGACGGGGACCAGTATTGGGATGATGAAACGGACAGCATCTTCGCCGACAGGATCGTCGGAGGGGAAACGAATAGCTACCGACTGCGCGTGAGTGACAGCGTGTCACAGGTGACCGTTCCAGCTATTGTCGAGGACATCTGTCTCCGCACTGGTGTCTTGGCACCAGAAGACATTGACATCACTGAACTGGATGCCTCGCCTCTGGTCGGTTATTCTCTCGACCGGATGACCACGGCTCGCGACGCCTTGAAGCAGATGGCTACAGCGTTTCTGTTTGACGGCTACGAAAGTGACTACAAGCTCAAGTTCCGCTCGCGGGGCGGGGATTCGGTTGTCAACATCCCGGAAGACTGGATGGTCCGGGAAGGCGAGGATGGTGTCATCAAAGAGACCATCACGCAAGAGCTTGAAATGCCGGTTCGGATCAGCGTCAACTATTACGACATTGCTCGCGATCACCAGCAGAACAGCCAGACCGCGAAGCGCAAGGTTGCCCCTTACCCGACCATGTGGACGGCCAAGGAAGACTTGATCGACCTGCCCATCACATGGGACGCGGACTCGGCCAAGCAGTGTGCAGACAAGTTGCTCAAGATGGCGTGGGCAAATCGGATCGGTCATCAGTTCAGCTTGCCGTGGCGCTATCTGAAATATGATCCGACCGATGTCGTCACCATCACGATGGAAAACCAGACGACTTACAATCTGCGTCTGACCGAAGCGAACATCGGGTCCAGCTTTTCGATCGAGGCGATGGCGGTTAGCGAAGTTGCGACCGCTTATGTCTCGACCGCGACCGGGGCCCAGTCGCCGGCTCCTATCCAGACCGTTGAGGGTGATGGGACGGCCTTCCCGATCATCATGAATACACCGCTGCTGCGTGATGTCGATTACGACACCACTGGCTCCTCTATCTGCTACTTTTCGGCCGGCACCAATGAAGTCACCTTCAACGGGGCGGCAGTGTATATCGATGACGGTAGCGACTATCAGTCCGTTGGTGTCATCGATAGCCAGACGACCACAGGATACGTCGTAGAGGCTCTTCCGGATACGAATAGCTACGAAGCCACCGACGACACCACGGTCCTGAGGGTGCGGCTGTCCGATCCAAGCATGGAGCTTGAGTCGGTCACTCAGGATGACATCCTGAATTTCGAAGCCAACTCGGCCTTGATCGGAAATGAAATCATCCAGTTTCGGGACGCAACACTGCTGCCGACCGGAGAGTGGGCGCTGACCGGCATCCTGCGTGCCCGTCGGGGCACCAACTACGCTGTGCTGGGCCACCAGCCGGGTGAGAACTTCCTGTTGGTCAACAGCCTCTCGACGGGAAAATTCTCTCGCCCGCCTGAGAGCTATGTGACAACTCGGTTGTTCAAGGCAGCCCCTGTTTCAGTGCCGTTGTCGGACGTGGTGCCTATCTCGGTGGACTTGATCCCGCGAGACCTCATGCCTTACACCCCTGAGGCGGTCAAGGTGACCGATGACGCCACTGATGTAGTGATCAGCGCCGAACGCCGCTCGCGTGTCACAGCGCCTCTCAGAGACGGTCTGGGCACCATTCACTACAAGGAAGGGGATATGCTCAGCGCCCGGATCGTTACCAAGGTCTGGTTCGGCAAGGGGTTGTCCGATGTGAACACCGTCGGTGATCCAGACCTGACCTTGACAAACTATTTGTTCGACGCCGCCGGTCAAGACATCCCTGTGGAAGCAACCTTCCCTGTGGCTTCTCTGGGTGCCGAGGACATGATCCTGATCCAACTCGCAGAGATCGGTGAAGTGACAGGCACGCCCAAGTGGGTGCAAGCCATCCGAAATGGTCCAGCCGGGTGGGACCTCCTCGAATTATATTGACAACCACCGCCATTT